ACTTCTCTGTTGATTTCCGCAAGGATTTCAGTGGAGAGAATGTTGGCAAGTTCTGCCTCGGCATTCAAACCATGAATAGCCTTGAGGTCTTGTGCCAGTTCCAGAGAATACTCTGCTTTCAGAGCACGGGACTTAGCAGTAACGGTGACTTTCTCAATCGAGAATGCCATCTCGTTGAATGACTGACCAGCACCGAGGTCTTCAGACTGTGCGGTGTCCATACCCTGACCGACAGTGTATCCACTTTCGGTTTGGGTAGTAGGATCAAGTAATCCAGGATTAGAACCATTCTGAGATCCGGTAGTACCGAAACCAACAGAATTTCCTTGAGATCCAGGGGTATAAGGACCTGCAGTTCCGATTCCACTATTAGAGAATCCAGTATCTGCTTCATCAAAGAGTGCTTCTGCACCAGTCTGATTCTCGAAGCGTGAACGCATTGCGAAGATCAGTCCAGTAGGACCATTCATCGGTTGAACACCTGCGAGGTCATATGCGACCAGGTTAGGCATTGCGCGTCTGATCAATGAAATCAGAACGGGGTCGAAGTTAGCAACTCCGGATCCAGTTGAGTTCGTAGGAGCTTCTGAAAGAAACTCACGCTCTTCATTGATTGATTTTTCTTGGTTCTCCAGAAGAACTGCGGTAACCATTCTCTTATGAGCATCATTGATGCCTCCGAGACCCTCATGGTTGAGGATAGGTGCCCACTTCTCCTGAAGGTGTTCAGCATTGAAACCTTGCATTTGAATTTACCTTGTTAAAAATTTTAGTTTGATTTATAATTAAAAAATCACTTTTTAGAAACTCTAGTCAGAGTATCGAGATAAGATTCCATTAGACCAGTAACTGGTTGTGCAATGGACTCTGAACTCTCAGAGATATTCTCTGAAGTGTCTCTTTGAGAACCGACAGTTTCTGAGAAATAAGAATTCTTCAGAGTTGTAAGTTTCTCTCTATAGTTCTCTTCACTATCAAACTCAACATTTTCTGCAAGACTGGCTAGTCTATCCTTTTGTGAAAGTGCAAGACCTTCGGAGACATCGGAGAGGATTGTTTCAGCAACCGACTCAGCTAATCTTTGATTAAGAGCAATATTAGACTTAATTTGCTCGTTGAGTTTATATTCCATTTCATCTAATTTTTCCACCATTGCGGCGGTTACATCATATTTATCTTCAGGGATTGTTACATAATGTTCTTCAAGGAGATTCCTGAATCCAGTCAGGAATGATTCTGACATTTCTGCCTTGAGACCTTGCTCGACTGCGAGTTGATTTTCAGTAATCCACTCTTCGGCAACATACTCAAGATAAGCATCAACTCTATCAGTAAGTTCTTCTTTAATAAGAGTAACTTCTTCTTCGAGAGTTGTTTCGTATTGTGCCTTCAGTTCTTCCTGAACTTCGGCAACTTTTGTCTTGATAGCAGATTCAAAAATGGTACGTGCTTTCTCTTGGAATTCTTCAGAAAGTTCTTCACCGGCAAGCAATGCATTAACATCTTCTTCGATGTCATATTCTGCTTCGATGACTTCTTCTTCAGATACAACTTCTTCTTCAGAAGTCTCTTCCTCGGAAACTACATCTTCGGCAGATGCAGTGGTCTCTTCTTCTTCGACTACTTCACCTTCGACTTCCTCTTCCTCCTTCATACCACTAGGCATGGGTTCGGCAGGTTTAGCACCTCTATTCACAATGTCTTTGACAGTTGCGATTTTTGGTTCTGCGAGTTTAGCAGAGTTGTCGTCTACTTTATAGTTTTCTGGAGTAGGACCACCGAGATCTTCGTAACTGCCAGTTTGACCAGGGGTCGAAACACCAGAAGCATTGCTTCCGGATTTTGGCATTGCCTCAGATGCAGCAGCTCCTTTAGTTACTACGTTTTCCATTTCTTGTAAATTGCTACCAACGGACATTTGATTTTATTAGATTTTTTATACTAATATATTTATTTATAATTTAAAGATTTGATAAGAATTCGTTGAATAAGTTTAACTTATATTCATCAAGAATTCTTTGGTCAACAAGAGTGTTAATTCTCTTCTGAGTTCTTTCTGCAAGTTGCACCCGAAGTTCTCCTCCTTCCCAAATCCACTCTTGTCCTTCCATAATTCCTGATACAAATGCATCAGGTGCAGAAGGATCGGCAACGATATCAGCAGCAGTTGCTAACATGAAATCTTCACCTACAACTTTGCATCCACCACGGTCTTCTTTCAATGAACCAACACCACGAGAAGAAACTCCAAGCATCACACCTTCATCTAAAAGTGAAGATGCAATTTTGCCCATAGGAGTATTAAGGATTTGTGCCTTACCTCTAAAATTACTACCCTCTTGAGTGAGTGAAGTAATCTTATGAGAAACACGGTCAAGATTTACGGTAGGTCCATCAGGATGACCAAGTTCTCCGAGAGCACGACCTTTATTAACAAAAGTTTCACAATAACGTTGTACTTCTCTTGAAAGAGTATCCATAGGATACATTCTTCCATTACGATTTTTGAGATTACCTTGTAGGAAAACTCCTTCAATATAAAGTTTCTTATTAGAACCTTTACCCTCAGTAATAACCTTTACGTTTGAAATATCTTCTGTTATAAGTTTCATTTTATCTATACTTTTTAATAATTATTTAGTTATGCGAACACTCTATGATGGACTTGATGGTTTAACTTCATAAGATTCCCAACCTTCTGGAAGGTCTCCAAGATAATTAACATGCCATCCATCTAATACTGTTGGTGCTACAAGTTCATTACCTTCCTCATCCCATTCACCACCTTCGGTGATTATTCCTACAACATCGATGGCATGATTTGCTGTATAGGCATTTAATTTTTCTTCTGTAGCATCAGTGGATTCTCCATTCTCATCATATACAGGAACATCAATCATAAATCCTGCAGCACGAGCAGCAGTTAGCCATTCTGCTTCATCTGCAAACTTAAAAAATGGTCCGGGTGTTAGTGTAAATTCTTCTTCCATGTTTATGTTGTAATAGATTTAAGTTTAAAGCAATTTGCTATTCTTCGTCGGTAGTAAACACATAACCAAGCTCTTCAGCACGGGTTACAGCTTCTTGTTCGTTATCGAAGTGTTCACAGTTAGGTTGTCCAGTCATCATTGAGGATCCAACGGTAAGCTCACTAAAGTGAACAACCTCAGGTCCGTGACAAACGACCCATTTTGTTTCAGTAAATGGTCCCATAGTTAGTTAAGCGTTAAAGGAAATAGTCCAACCTTTTACGATCAGGTTGTCGTAGGCAGTTACAGCAGCTGCCGACCAAGTAGTCTTGCCAGCGTTAGTATGACCGTTGATACCAAGTGTGATACCAGTAGCACCATTAGTATCTAGTGAGGTTAGGATGTTCTCAATTGACTGAGCGGTTAATGCACAGTTTGAAAACGTGTTGTTAAATGCAATACCACCAAGTCCGATACAATTATCAAACAAGTTTGCAGGTACGTCGGCTAGACTAGAGCACCCTTGAAACCCTTGATCTATCCTGCCTAAAGTGCTTGTAAAGGTAAAAGCAGGAAGACTTGCTAAGCTGGTCGCATTTGAGGCAAAGCCTTGAAGATTGCCTGCAGAACTAAGGTTAAAAGCAGGCAGTGAAGTAATACCAGAACAACCAGCTAACGAATACCTTCCTGTTATCACAGAACTAAAATCAAGCAGCGGCAGTGTCGTCAACTCCGTCACATTATTGAACATAGAGGAGGTTTCAATAACAGAGGACGTATCAATAAGTGGAAAGGATGACAAAGCTGTGTCTCTGAAACCTTGAGTAAAGTATGCAACCGAACTTGTCACATCAAACGGACAATCAAACGAAGTCATGTTATTTGCACCGTACCAAGCGTAAGTCAAGTCAGTTCCTAAATCGGCTCCACTACCAATAGCAACAGAAGTAATCTGACTTGCATCAGCGGTTACGTTATTGAAGTACGGTCTATAAACATCATTGCTATACACACGAACAAAATGGTTTCCGGCAGAATAAGTATTAGATAACGTATTAGATGTGCTTTCTTCATAACTTTCATCATTATTCCAACCAACACTATAATTTACTGTTCCGGAAGATCTCAAATTAAATGTACCACCGGAATTTGTAATATTATAAACTATCGATTGCCTATATGGATTTGGTTTTGATGTGATAAATTTAAGTTTATTGTCAGGTAGACGAGTCGGGAAGTATGCAAAGCGGGAGATGTGGCCGTTTATAATGTTTTGTCCATCATGAGGTCGGCCAATGTCTAGCTGACTAATAACTGATGGAATATTTGGAGTATTTGATGTGACTGCAGCAGCTCCATCAAGAGAACCAGCAGATCCCGTGGATTTATAACCACCACTAGCCTTAAGTCTGCTGCTTACAAAGTTCCCGAGGATTGTTCTTTGCATAGTACTGCCAACGGTCACATCAAAGTTGAACTGATCGTTACCAGTAGAGCCAGCAAGAGTAATTCGATTACTATAGCTATTGTCACTAAAAGCAAACGGCACAAGAGCTTTTCCAGTTAGTGGGTGTGGATAATTCTTAGCATCAGCAAACACCGTCCCTTCACTTTGGTTATACCAACTATCAACACCTAGGGCACTGGTTGATACATCCGCTGCACGGGTTACGGTTGAGGAGGTTGTGGGGATGTAGGAGGTGGGGAAGGAGGCATTAATTTCTAGTTGAAATCCCCAGAGCAGAACACCATATGATTCGTTTATTTGTAAAACAAAAAGTGTACCGGTTGTGGACGTGTATGATTTGGAAAATCTTGACCATCCATTTGCATAATCTTCTTTCGCCCACCCTGACTGCAAGACACCTGTAGTCCAGTTATAGATATTACCATTGTTATCTCTTTGTCCTCCAACATTAAAACCATTATACCCTGAAAGATTTGTACCATCTCCCTGTTTAGCAAAGAACGAAAGTGTGTGAGTTTGTCCTGCCGGAACAGTGCGGTTTGACTGAAGACGATTAGTTGAATTTATAGGATACTGGTATGCATCTGTACTACCATCTGGAGATGTAAATCCTTGAGATGGTGCAGGTGTTGTGACAATAGTATTAAAAATAGAAGTTGAGGCGCTGAATGGGACGTAGTTAGTCCTCGACTCTTCAAGCAACAGCTCCCCGTTCTCATACCTGGCAGCACCTGAGATGGTGGAACCTGTTTTGATGTATGGGGTTGCTGTGGTGCCTTCTTCTAGTTGGGCTCCCCACAGAAGAACACCAGAAGTACCATCACCGGCATATGAGACAACGGTTGATGTTGGGAATGGATTATGGTCTACTATTATATTAGATCCGTTCCCGGCAAATGTTATAGCAACCCTCCACCAACCGTTACCAGCATCTGTAACAGTCGTTGGGTAAGTTGCTGTGAAGTTGCCAACAACCACACCATCTTGCAAGTCAACAACAGGTCCAGCGTTGCCCAACGCACTGCCTGCAGTTGTGTTCACTAGCAAATACCTATAGCCTGATTGTTTTGCATAGATGCTATAAGTAACAGAACTAGTAGACGATAAGGTGGTTACTAGTTTTGGATAATGAAAATTACTAGTAGTATCAGGGATCCATTTATCAGCCGTTAAATCCCCAGCAGGTGATTCTGCAAAATTAGCTGAGATGCTCCCCCTGTTTAGAGTCCAAAGGTCTACCTGTTCACTGTTGATAGCGTAATTAACCGGACTGGTCTTAATCAACCCAGTAGCATCATCAACATAAGTCGCACTACTAGCACGACTGACAAATGATTCAACACTTGGGGAATAATCCGTCAATTCGTTGCCTTCTTCGAGTTGGGCTCCCCATGCAAGAATATCAACTACATCATCACTAGAGTCTCTTGCTCCTATTGTAAAATTGGCAGTACCAGAATAAGTGCTATTGATTGAAAACCTCTGCCACTCAGTAGACACGGTTACATACGACACAGTAATACCTACCCTAAAATAAACAGTTTGATTACTATTGGTGTTTGATTTTAAGTAAATTGATCCTGTTTCGTTTCCTGAATAAGTTGATGATCGTTGTACAAAAGAATAAGTGTTGCCAGACTTAGAACACAATATCCGATCTGCTGTAATGCTCCCGTCAGGCGATGCCGATACGTTTGGAGTTACTTGAGGGAGAGTCCCTGAATTTTGTTGCTTAGCCCAAGCACTCTGATCAAACCTTTCGCTATATTCAAGCAGGTTGGTCTTAGCAAACTTATTACCTTCAATACTTGCGATGTCAGGTGAGCGCGTTACGTTAGCACCATCTGGAGTAATAATTAGGGAACTCGGATAAGAACCTTGCTCTAACTGAGCACCCCAGAACAACATATCCAGAGAAGTTCCAGCGCCGGTTGTGGCCAAGAATAAAGTCAAATTAGTATTTGTGTACGTCTTCCAGATACGAACCCAACCGTTATCGTAAAGCTTTCGTGAATAACCACTGCCCACCGTATCAGTAGCAAAATCATATGCAACTTGATTATTATTATCTTGGGATCCACCGTTGAAACCTGTTAAATATGTTATGTATCGACCCTGACCACCAGTGGATTTAATAAAGATAGAGAACGTATAGTTATTGGTGTCAGCGGTCATTGGGTAGTTTTTTTGCCCTCTACCCGCAGGTGCGTAGGCAGTAGTTGCAAAGGCAGTATTAGTCCCGTCAGGCGCAATGCCTGCATTGTTGTAGGCACCGCTGGGGACTGCGTTTCCCCAAATAGAGTTATAGTGAGAGGTGTTCCTATCGATAATGTTAGTCCTACTCTCTTCAATCAACAACCCCAAGGACTCACCAGTCACTGGGTCATGATCAAATCGTGGTGCTCCACTAATTGTTGCACCTGTGGGGATGTAGTCAGTGGCGGTTGTGCCTTCTTCAATTTGCAGACCATAAAACTGAAAACCTTGGTCGGTTGTATGTGTTTCATTACCAGTACCGCCTAGATCTATGTAAGAAGTAATTCCAGTCGCAGACGTAGTAGCATTTGTAGTAATCCTAAGTCGTCGCCAACCATTACCTGCATCTTCTATTGAAACTGCTGCAGCAGAGCCACTACCAACCCCATTAGTGGTTAGAGTATCAAGATAAAAAGTACGGCGAGAATTAGTCCCAAAACCAGAAGCAGCGAACCCAAAAGCAACCCTATTGTAGTTAACACCTTTAACGTATACTGTGGCAGTATATTGTGTAGCAGTAGCTGCTACAACCGTTTTAAATTGAATCCTAGATGAAACTGTCCCTCCAGTTGAAAGATATTGAAAAGCTGTATCAGTGCCACCAGGACCGTACACTGATGTTGGCCCTGTCATATTAGTTGCAGCGTGAATTTCACCGGTAACACTATTCAACACAAGGTTAACCGGACTGGTCTTAATCAATCCATCACTGTCAACATACGTCCCACTACTGGCACGGCTGAAGGTGATTAAATTTTTAGTACTTCTAGAATCTCTGAGTGATTTACTTTTTGCAAAGTTTAAATCCAATGATGGCATTTTACCACCAGTTTTATCATACATTGGATTTGATTTTACTACATCAAATACCGAGTCAAATTGAGTACCGAATTGACGATTTAATGGAGACTTAATGGACATTATTAATCCTTATTAAGGTGTTTCGTATACTACTGTTCCATGAGATGTTCTTGCTTTTGCCCAAACATATACTGGAGAAGTTTCGTAAGATAAATCAGCAACTAACTTTTTAACTTCACCCTCGTATTGATTATAAACTAATCCCGGAGCAGTGGATGTTAATGCTACATTATTAGTAGTACATGCTATTACAATAGGAAATTGACTAGTGCATTGAAAAGTAATACTAGTAACATTATCTCCAATTTTTACCCAATTATTTGGAGTTAATGATGTTTCTGCAATTGCCATTATTCTTGATCCTCTGATTGTGATTCATCACCAAACATAGATGCTCCAACTACTGGTCGAGCATTATCAATATGTCCTGCTGCTTTTGCATACAAAACATCTTTGATTCTGTCACTAATATCAGATGCCGATGAATCGGATCCAATTAAATTTACAATTTCTTCCATGAAAGTTTAATATATCTATATTTTATATTTATATCTCAGCAGCTTTGCCGTCTACTTCAGTCATTCCACCATCTACTTCAGGTTCCATCGGAACATCTCCCATCATTCCCTGTTCACCTTCTTGTGGTAATGGTTCTCCAGTTATTGGATCAACAGCACTTGGATCTGGAATAATGCCATCTTTAATTTCTTGTTCAATTTGCTCATCCATTTCAATCATTTCTCCATCAGTCTGACGAAGAACTTTACTACGAACCCACTTCTGGGAATAATACTTACCGATATAAGGTTCAATAGTTGCGAGAACACCAAGTCTCTCATTCAACATTTCTGTTTCTTTCAGTTCCGCAAACTGATTATCATACAAGAAATCATATTGAATATGATCACTAATTCTATCCCAGTCTTCTACGGAAACAATATTCTTAAGAATGAGTTGAGTCTTCAGCATATCATTGAACATCTGAGCAAATCTCTTTCTCAGACGACCAACAAACTTAGCAAACTTAAGTTCGTCTCTTAAGATTTCGGAAGAACGTCCGAGATTAAAACCACCATCAGCAGCAATTCTTGATTCTGGAACTCCAAGTGCTCTATAAAGTTTCTTTTGGAAATACTCAATATCAGCAAGTTCTCCTAAGTTTTGACCACCAGGAAGTGTGGTAATTTCTGTGCCACGACCACCTTCTCTACGAGGAAGCCAGAAGTCTTCCATCATAGACATGAACTTCTTGTCGTCACGGATTTCTCCGGTGTTCGCATCATATACTTGTTTGTTACGATAACGATTCATAACATCACGAAGATATTGTTCTGCCTTCACTTTAGGAAGATTTCCAACATCAATATAAAAAATACGACGTTCTGGTGCTCTTGACAATCTGTAAATAACCAGAGAATCTTCAATCATTCTAAGTTGATTGAGTGCCTTAATCGCCTTATGAAGATACGAGAGAACAGAACCTTTATTTCTATCTACAAGACCTGAAGTGCAGTATGTGATTGCATCTTTTGCAATCTTAGTTCCTTTATTTCCACCACCACCAGTTAAGTTTCCGGTTGGATAGTTTGGTTTTGGTGTATAAACAAAATACTCTTCAATCTCAGGAGCAATTCCATTTTTTGATTCGTCACGACCAGCAATATTTGGGCCAATAACATTCTTATCTTGTTTCTTTTCTTGGCGGACAAACCGCATCTTCATTGGGTCGATATACCTCAGTTCTTTAATTCCTTCCTGAGGTTTCTTAAGATCAATTACTTTATGATAATAAAGTCTTCCATCAACATACCAATTTCTAAAAATTTCATGTGACTTCTTATCAAAATCTAAAATTTCTTTAATATATTTAAATTCTTGTCTAATTGCCTTCTTTAAATTATCCGTGGCGTTTAGATTAGACAATTCAATTTCAATTGGAGAATCATAAAGATCACTCACAATTGCTTCATTTACAACATCTTCGATAGCACCATCCGCTTCTGGATGAAGTGACATCTCTCTGTATCTTTTTATTAGATCAAATTCTGTTCTATATTGACCTTCAATATCTACAAACGAACCATAAAATCCACTACTAATATAGTTATCAACCCCATCCTCGTTATTCACGGGGACAGGGGAAACTATAGATTTGGATTTCTTTTCTGCATCATCAATAGAAAAACCAAAAAGTTTTGCCATATTATAAACTAACTTAGACTACTATTTTATTATTTAGGTAATATCTTCACCACCTGCTGATGGTCCATTACCTTTATATGCTTCCCAATAGTGGACTTGCATTTCTACGGTAAACTCCTGAATAGTGTCAGTTGTCTCATAACTCAAATCAATTGTAGAGATGTTAGTTGGGAAAACATCCTTAAAAACATATTTTCTAAGGACTGTTCCGGTACGATCTAATTGATTTACTTTAGCATCCACTTGATAAAGTGCAGGATCTGTTTCACCAGTTCCATTGTCCAATTTATTAATATAGTTCATCCACTTCTCAAATGCAGATCTGATATTGAATGAAGTATCATTCATTACAGTGATAGTCCATGTTTCGAATGTTCTATCACCTGCAATTTTCAGGATTCTTCCTCTAAAAGGAATATCAATTGGTGCTACTGTTGAAGAAGGTAATGCTGCTGCTTTTACTAAAAATCTAGCATTATCAAGAACTTCATTCTCATCCTGAACACCAACACCAGAAGGGAAGGTTAGTTCCACTTCGAATAGATTGGGTCTTGCACCACCACCTTTTAATTTACTTTTAAAATCACTAATAGTTCTTAGTGGTAAAGTATTTACTTGTTGACGAGCCATTGTTTCTTAAACCTCTAGATTAAACGTTACCGATTACTTCATCAAATGAAACACCAGTTCTGGTGGCAACAAACGTAAGACCGATGAAGTTGATTGATCTTGCGGGTTTGAT